CTGTGTTTGATACGTTACTGATAAGTGGGTTAAAATCAAACTCCACATAGAATAAGAATCCGTACTTGGGACTAAGACGATAGTTACCGTCAACAAAAATTTTCTTGGCGTGTTGATAATCTTTAAGTATTGCCTGGCCGTTCTCAGGCTGTAAACCGTAGTCGGTAGCTGGTTTAGCCGGGGCGGCAGCAACAAGGTCTTGTAAGGCACTCATACTAATATTTAGCCCATAAAAAAACCTGGGTTTTAATCCAGGTTTTTGTTGTTTCAATCGTGGCGTTAACCAGTGATAGAATTCTTAGTACCTTGTGGTGTTGGTTGCTGATCAAAACCAGTTTGACCGTTGGCCAATGTGGTTTGAATAGCATTGTCATACTTGATTGTCAATGCAATCATCACAGGTTCGTTACTCTTGTAATCCATTGCACCCCAGTCAACCTGACTTAGGAAGCAACCAGTTAACTGCCAGCTTTCCAATGGAATTGGTTGAGCAGTACCGTTACTACCATCAAGCATATCATACTCTAATGTGAACTTGTAATCTAGGCCTGAAACAGCACTTTGTTGTTCCAAGAAGTCAAACTGTTTCTGTACCTGTGCGCTGACCAATTTACTTACAGCACCAGTAGCATCATCACGCAAGTTAACAGTAACGTCTTGCCATTCAGGCTTACCCAACATTTTGATTTTACTATTGTAAACGTCAATTACAATGTCGCCAAACTGTACTGTTGGGCGGGTAAAATCCATGACTTGTTTTGTTAGTTCAGTTACTGGTTGACTGACACCAAACTGTTCGAAGCTTACACGAAAACGGTAAGCCAGTTTTGGCATCAACAGACCTTGTGCGCTTGCGCTCTGGTCACTTGCCAGTGGTACTGTGAATCTTGTTAATGATGCTACGGACATGTTCTTTGTCTCCTATACTCTTATTTAGCCCAAATGTGGTAGTAAATGGAGCAGCGGTGCTGCTCCATTATGTACTACTATTATTTGCCGGCTCCTCCCAATGTACCTGGGTTCTTCAAGCGAATTGGAATGTAAATAAATTCCACTGCTTTCACAGGTTCAATGGCAATATCAACATACAATTCATTTCTTGCAATACGATCTGAAGTGTTGTTGCTTGCATCACAAACTACTAGGTAGTCATAGATACCGCGCTTTGCTACTAGGTCATTCATTGCACCTTCAATTACTTGTTTGATCTGATCACGTGTGATCTTATCATTTGGCTCAAACAAGTAGCTGTTACTGATACCGCCTAGGATGCTACGAATATAGTTTACTAAACGTGCAACGTTAATACGGTCTGTGCTTTGTGCAATTGGACTACGTGTTTTCTGTCCAAAGATCGCAAGCCCCAGTCCTGGCAGATTAGCCACTGGGTTAATGCGTAGACTGTACAGTGTATCACGTAGGCTTTGACGTACACCAATCTTGTTAAACAAGCCTGATGTGTAATCAATGTAGCCAACTGCTGTTGCATTGTCAATCAATCCACGGCGTGCGCCAGCTGGTGCAAACCACTGATATGCGATCTGATCATTGCGGATCATTGTACGCAGTACCATGTGACTTGCTGGCACCACTACTTCGTTACCATTCAAGTCGTTTGTTAGACCTGCTGGATAGAAGATACCAGTGTATACGTCTGCTGTTGTTGCAACATTGTTGCTCCAATTGGTTAGCTCAATTGTGTCTGGAACCAAGTCTAGTGGAGTATCGCCAATGATGAATGCTGTGTTAGCACGGTCATTGTTCAATGCTGTCATGTTGGACAATAGTTCTGGATATCCTGGGCAAGCGATCAAGTTAAACACAAATTGTTCTTCACGAATTTCTGTGTTGCTATCAATTGCTGCACGTAAAGCCTTGACAACCATACGGCGTTGTGCTTTGTGTCCCATGTAAGGACTACCATCGTCTTGGTTACCACTGGCTGTTACCCAGGTTGCTGCATAATCAGGAATTGTACCTGTTTGGTTATTACCGGTTGTTGCTGCATCTGGATATGCATCTTCTGTGAATGCTTGACTCACATACTGCTTAACATTAAAGCCATTGCGACGAGTATTCCACAGGATAGTACCACGTGGATATAAACGATAGTCTGGGCAATCTAGATCATGATAGTTGCTCAACAACATTGTTGAGATTGTTGGTAAGTCGCCGCTGATTGGATCGACTGTACCACCAACGCTGTCACCATTACCATCAACATCGGCGTCCCAACGTGCATCAGCAAATAGGATACCGTTCTGTGTGATACGGTCTGTATTATCAATGCTTACCCATTTGCTACCATTGTAACGATAGATAACTGGATAATTTTCTAGGTCGCCTGTGTCAATCCACAAGTCGCCGGCTACTAGAGCAGTACTGTCGCTTTGTGTTGTTGGCTTGCTGGCTGCAAAAATTGGGCCAGCTGGGTCTGTGTTTGACAGGTTGTAACCACGAGCATCGCTGGTTACTGTACGATAGCCTTTCCAACCATCTGTGCCACAGATCATTACGTCTGCTTCCACAGCACTACCATAGTACCATAATGTACCATCAGCCGGAGCAACATATGGCTCTTCAATACTGTATGTATAGCTTAGTGCGTCCCAGTTTGTAGCTAATAGGCTACCAGAATATGCACCAGTTGTTTCAACAACAATACCGCTGGTGCTGCTGGTGAATCCTGCATTTGAAATTGGATTGCCCGAAACAGTTGTGTCTATTAGATAGATGTCACCACCTGCTTTGTGTGTGATGCTGATAGCACCACTGGCTTCTTTTTGTGCAAACACATTTGGAATGGCTTTGCTTAAAATCAACTTAACAACTCCGTCAACACTGGTTTCAGCGATAGTGAATGTGTATGTGTCAATGGTACTTTGCTCAGGTTGTGTTACTGCAAATGTAAATGTGTGTCCAATTGTAAATGGATTGCTGCTACCTGGGATCGATCCAGTTACTTTCATCACTCCACTCTTGTATCTTTGGTACAGTTTAAATGTGCCCGGATAGTCAGTTAATGTATCGTAGTCAACGTATGTTGTACCAACTGCTAGGTTAAAGCCGCCACCCAATGGATCTAACCCATTAAGTGCAGAGGCTCTGTTTTCATACATAGGAGCAGAAATAGTAGCAAACTGCCCAGTGGCAGCACTAAACTTTTTCAGCACCCAATTTGCACCATTACCAGTTGAACTGGTCTTCATCCACAAGCTGCCTGTTGGTCCTGGAGTGTCTTCCCCTGTACCGTAGGTTGGGACTTCTGTGTACTTGCCAAATGTTGTCATTGGAGCCCATGCTTCAATTCCGCCATCTAGTCCTAATTCTTGTGCGCCTGCATCATCAACAATAACAACCTTACCGTCGGCAGTTGAACCATTGCTCATTGCGTCACTGGTTGCACGAATTTCTAAACGACCATTGCTGTCAATGAATGCACGAACGCCATCGCCGTAGTTGGCAGCAAACGCACCGTTGATAGCAGCGACCACTTCGTTGCCAGTTGCATTTGCACCAGCAGCAGTAATTGTAACAGTAACAGTATTAATGGTTACTTCTGTACCAGCTGCCACTTCGTTACCTGCATAGGTAGCAAATGAGCTTTGTACAGTTGGCCATGCTTTTTGCCATTCTTTAGTACCAACAGCAACCCAGGTGTTACTTGCATTCTTGTAGTGTAAAGAATTGTTTGAGTCAATTGGAATAATAGCGTAGGTACCAATTTCGCCAACGCTGTCTTTTGGTGTGTATGGATCTGCCGCAGAAGCTGGTAAGTTAACATCGTCACTGCTGGTTAAGACTGTTGGAATTTTATTAGCAAATGTTTGTGTAGATGCATTCCACTCGTAAACACCAAACTTGCTGGTTGCTAGATCAAACCAAACAAAGCCATCATCAACATCGCCTTTAGGACGAACGCTGGTGGCTGTCAACTGATCCATGTCAATGTCGGCACGTAGTACAAACATTCTGTTACCCAAGCCCATTGCGCTATAGGTAGCTTGTAATCCGTATTCGTTTTGCTCATGTCCATGAATTGGGCTACCAGCTGCTGTTTTAAACACTGGATAACCAAATGCAGTAATCAACTCACGTTGACTACCAAATGCTTGTAATTTATTTGATTTTGCGGCTG